CCGATTGAGCACTGGACGCAGCTCCCATCGGGGTTGCGTAACCACTGACGAACATTCGTCGGCAGTTCCATGCTTTCTTGTGCGTGCAATGCCGACTCCGTCACAAACGCTGCAACGAGGATGACGAAAACGCTAAATACTTTCAGTCGCCACATGCTTTGAATGAATCCTCAACAGTTTGCGAAACGGATCTGAGTAGCGGTAATGCGGCTCGTTACCTGGAGCCACGACTTCGTAAACGAATTTGTTATTCCCCTGCGCTTCATGAATTAGGTCACCCGCAACTGGCAACGTTTCGACGCCACCAAGCTGCAGGTCTGCCGTGTGGATCAAGAAGTCACGCGACTGAATCCGAACAACCACTCCCGATCCGTCATCGATCTCGAACTCCGTCTTTCCGATTGTGGCTTTGACCATGACCTGGTCAGCGCCACGAATGTAGGTGACGTCAACACTGGCGTGCGTCTTCAACTGACCTGCCAGCCACGTCGCACCAGTCTCAAACAGGTTGGCCACGTTACTGGCTAAGGCGGACGAGCACCGTCGTGTCGGCGTCCGCCGCGGCCGCCACGGCTTTGCCAAGCAACTTGTTTGCGCCGGCTCCGTCCGTGGCGACCGCAAAGTCATTGCCGTCGTCCCAGTAAACCTTGTCTCCGAATGCGAACGTGACGCCTACGCCGCCTTCCTTTGCGACATCAAAAACACCGGACACAGCCAGTGCGCCCAGCTCGTTAGCTGCGATGTCGAGTTTGGTGATGCCAATGAGGTCGCTTTGCACGACCACTTCGCCCGCAGCCACATCGGCTCCAGGCGTGTAGTCGATCGCGTCACCCCTATGAACGAAGTCTGCTTGTGCCATTTCAAAATCCTGAGACTGGAGGGTTGCAACAACTGCGAGAAGCTGTCTGCCGCCGGCCTACAGCGTCCCGCTTCACATCGCTTACGCTTCGCCTTTCACTTTCACTGCCGCGCGAGGATCTTGCTCCTTGACGCCGACATCCAGGTAGCCGCGGAAACCCATGCCGAGTGTGTCGGGTGGCGTTTCAACGCGTTCGATGATCGGAATCCGACGGCCGTTGAGGAACACGATCTCGAACGCGGCCAACACTTGCGGATTGGCGAACAAGTACCAGGCCTTCGCACTTGACCCACCGTAGAAACTGTCCGACAGATGCGGCGGCGAGACGATGCGGTACTTGTTCCGGTGCGGGTTGTCGACCGGAATCTTGGTCGGACTACCGGATGCGTCGATCATCAACTGGGCCGATCCCATGAGCAGTTCGGCATCAGTCTCGACCTCGACCGGCACGAGCAGGATCTCCGGCCGAATGTTGATCGGCTTTTGATCCTTCGCTTTCGTGCCGGGCCCCACCTTCTGTTTGCGGAACTGTGTCTTGGCCTCCGTCAGCGATTCGGAACCGAAGGCCGTATCAACACCTGACAGAAAGTTACTGTTGCCGGTCGAAAAGAAGTTGCCGGGGTTGGACAAGAGCAACTTGAAGAACAGGTCGTCGATCAGCTCGGCACCTGACCGGCCCATGTCTCGCGGAATGTCCAAAAACGCGTTCAGGTCATCGTTGACGATGTGCTCGCGCGTCAGGTTCAGGATCTGACCGTATGTCTCGGCCTTGTTCGAGTACTTTTGTTCTCCGAGCTTGCCGTGCTTGAGTTCGCCATCCGGCGCGACCTTTTCAAAGCCGCCTGTGCCGAGCAACCGGTATCGGCTGACTTCTTTGAAGTCGGCGACTGAACCGATCGCACACAATTGAAATGCCGCAATCGGCATCGTCTCATAAGCCGCCAGGAGCGACTTGTTCATGATGTTCTCGAGGATGCCAGGCAGGCTAATCGTCGAGAAGCCGGCGCGGATCGTCTCGTCGCCACGACCAAACACTCGCGGGATGTCCCGACCTTCCATCCGCGCGCACTCGGCAAACAGCTCCTTGAAGCTGATATGCCGCATCGCGTAAGCCGCGTTGACGGTTTGTTCGCCGTAGTCCCGGACCAAGTCGTTGTCGTTGAATCCGACCGACATGCAGACGGCAGCCTCGACGATCCGGGCGTTGAGCTGCGGAGTCGACGCACCTACGGCCGGTGCCTTCGGTCGACTGGCTCGGAGAACGGCGAGCTCGGTCTTGGCCTCGTCCCAGCCTTCCTCGATGGCCTGCGCTTCGATTTCCGCAAACTCGCCCGCGCAGACTTTACGAATCGCAGTAATGCGACGAACTTCAGCAGCGGCCTGGAATCTCATCTCGGTAACAGGATTCGGTGGCGGATCTTCGACGACTGTAGCCACGGGTGCTTCGTTCGGCTTTTTGGCTTCCGCCGCAATGAGCTGTTGTTCTTTGTCAAACACGGCCTTCAAACTGGCGACGTTCTTCTCGTCCATCCCTTCGATGCTGAATCCACAGTCATCGGCCCATTGCTCAAATTCCATAGTGGTGACCTCCAGGTTCTTGTCCTTGTCTGCACCGGCCGCCACGCGAGCCGAAGTGTCGTCGTCCGCTCCAAGTGCCACGAAACTGATCTCGCCAAGCGTCGATTTGCGAGCGATGTAAAGCGGCCCAGTGAAGTTGCGGCCGTTGGCTTGCGCCGTCTTGCCTTCCGCGATGAAGACAACCTTGTCGGCTGATGCGCCCAGCGATGCCTGCCACGGAAATCCGTTGTCGCTGGTTGCGATCACTTCCTGCGCGATCGCACCCGCGCCGGAAATGACCCCCGTAACATCCAACGCCCGCTCGTTAACCACGATCTCATCGGTGTGGCCAACAATCTGGCTGTGATTGTGGTCCTTAAGAATCGGCCTCGATTTCTTCGGGACTCGCAAACCGCCGAGATCAACGACCACAGGATATTGCCAGCCGGCCAGCACCATCGCATTGCCGGTGTACGCAGTCATACTGAAGCGGCGGAGCTTGACTTGGCCCTGTTCCGTCTCGGCCGCTGCTTCGAGCCGAATGCTGGCGTCTTCACACGTGAAACGAAGGCGACTCGGCACTTTCTCCGCTTCAAGCTGCGGCTTGTTGCTCTTGCTCTTCAATTTCATCCTCTTCTTGTTTTGTGACTTTGGTGGGCCCCGCTTCGGATGTCGTTAGACCAAGCTCGTCCATGAGTAGCACTTCTTTGGCACGCTGGTGAAGCTCCGCCTCCCAGTCGCGACCCTGCTTCGCGTACTCATTGGCTAGCGTTGTGGTATGGCTCGTGAGCCGCGTCGCTTGCGCGTTCGCTTCCTTGGCGGGGTCAACATGCTCGCGACCATCCCAGAACCATTGATGGGAAAGGTCTGCGTCGAGCGTGCGAAGTGCGCGAGGTAAGAAGCCTTCGATCAGCACTGCCTCGTCAAGCCAAGCGGTCAGGATGCGATCGAGAACTGTGAATTCGATGTGCGACTGCTCGACGCGGATAGATTTAAAATAGGTTTGGTGGTCAAGCCGCCCCGAGGCGTAGTTGTAACCCGAGCTGTTTCCAGCCGCGATATTGAACGGCATGTTGAGGCAACGGGCGATCTCGTTCAGGACTTGTTTCACGAACTCACTGTGCGATGTCGTCGGTTGCTCAGCGTGGAGCTGGCTCATCTTCCAGCCACCAGGCATCGTCATTAACGCACGTTGTTCGAGTTCAATTGGCTCGAACGGAACTGCCGAATCGGCTTCGCCGTTGGCTGGTGCATCCGTATACAAGATGCCAGCAAAGTCCGCTGCCGTTTCGGCGGCAGCCAACACGGCCAGCGTAAAGCGACGGAGTTGGGCGAACAGCGGCAGCGCGGGCGTGATGTCGGGGATGCCGCGGGCTTGGCCGGGACGATCGCAGCGAAAGAGATGAATGACTGACTTCGCCGGAACCCGGTCATAGTCCAAGTCGTATTTGACCAGTTGTAGGTCGCCCGGATGTTGTTTGAGAACGTGATATTCGATGGGGTTCCCGAACCGATCGAAGATGATCCCATCAATCGCAGGCTCAAGATTGAAGAAGAGATCTGGCGTCGTGATCTGGTCGGCTTCAACAAGCCGCAAGTCCAAGTTGATCGGTGCCACGAGTGTTTCGTTGCTCGTCAGGATCGCGAACGCTTCACCGTCGCTGGCGCGTGCAAGCCGCATGGTGCGCAACTTCTCGGCCAGGCCCACCGCTTGTGCCCAGCGACCGAACTCGCGTTCGATTAACCGGTTGGCGTTCGCGTCTGGCGTAAGCATTTGCAGACGCGGGCCCGTTCCGATGACATCATTGGCCAGTGTGAGACAGATGCCCTTGGCATAACTGTTGTTGGCCACTTCGTAGCGAGAGCGGTTCCGTAGAATTCGCCGTATCTCCGCGCTATTGGCCGCGTTGGCCGAGAAGCCGTCGGCGTTCGCCCAATGCCGCATGTTGTCGGGATTCGTGACGGCCGCGTCATAGCGAGCCTTGAGAACCCGATAACGGTGCAGAATCTGGGCACCATCCGTTTCCGGCTTACGAGCAAACAACTTGGACAACCAACGCAACACGTTAAGCGGTTCCTGGTGGTACGACTTTGTTGAACCTGAGACCACGGCTTTTTGACTTCGCAGCTTCTTTAGCCGCCAGATACTTGTCCGCCTCGATTTGGTCGGTCAGCTTGTGCTGCTCGATGCTTCCCGCGTCGCCTGCAGCCTTGGCCGGCCCTTCAGCGTTTTCGCGAATCTTGTCTTCGAGACTATCCGGCATGAGTAGTTCCTCGCGGCGATGTAATTCATCGTCCGTGTACTGATAGAACTACCCGGTCGCGATCGAAGATGACGAGGCACACTCGCCTTGCTGAGAAAAAAGTGCTAGATGTAGCAAGTCTCGTGAGATTTATTTCCGGCGGGCCGCTCTAGCGCGATGACACTACTTCGTATCGACTTGAGCCTTTAGAAATCCTTCGAAGGTCACGATCTTCCGGCCGCAGTGGCGACAGACTTTGCGGCGTCGAATGCGACCATTGCGCAGCGGCTCGGTGTTCGTCGTGTAGAAATGTCGACAGCCACACTGTGGGCAAGAGATACCCCGTTCCTCGATTGTTTCTTCGTGTTGCTTCACGTTCGTCGACCTCGTTGCAATTCGGCAAAACTCAGTCGCTGCCGTTTGGTGGGCGTGACGGCTTCGGTGCCAAAAAGAACTGCACCTTGCATGGACGCCGCGACGGCGCATCCGACCAGGCAGTCAAACCAGTGATTGTCGGCTCGCTCGGGCCGCATCTTCCATTCGTCCACGGTTCGGCCTCGGCCTTCCGTCTTCACGCGGTACTCGGCCGTGACATGTTCTGCAAACAGCCGATGCTGTTCAGGCTTGGCACCCCAGATCGAAAGGCATCCCTGGTCCCCCATCGATACAGATAGGCGGGCGTGGATGAACGACTTCCAGTAGTTTGCGTCATAGACAACGTGCCGCACGGCTCGCTTGCCTTGCACATTGGGAATTCGCCAATTGTGGCCGACGCGGTCGCCCGGTTTGCGTTTGTATTCCAAAAACGGCTGGCTTGATGCGCCAACGAAACGGCCGTGGCTGGGCATGATCACCGAAGCATGGGACGACTGCCGACAGAACTGATACACGACGTCCGTCGAGCTGCCCCAGTTGGCGTCAATCAGGCAGCGTTCAATACGCAGCATCGCTCCGTCGTCACGCGACCACTCGCGGCCAAGATAGTTGGACGTTAATTGCTCGAGCCCAGCGTAGATCGCGCCTTCGAGCCCACTGGCCTGTGTCACCGTTGCCAAGGTCCGACGGGCATCACGAAGCGTGAAGTAGGCTCGCTGCTGGTCGGGAAACACGCCGTAGTCGATGACGTAGCCGGCGAACTCGTCATCCCAGCAGGCCACGACGTAATACAAGAGTGTGGCTTGGACATCGACGAACATCGTG